GAGTAACATTGGCACGGCGGAAATCGTCATCGACGAACTTGTAAGCACTACCACTACTTACGAACACATATCCTTCAGGATTAGTGTGAGTGTAACCACGACGGGTTTTGGTGTAAGTATCGATAGTGCGTACCTTGTTCAGTTGGTCAATAATGACCTTCTTCGCAGCACGAATATTGATGTAGGATGCTACCGTGAAATAGATAGCACGTTCATTTGCTGCGATGAACTTGAGTCCATCTGTTTTCATCTGTAGATATTTATCTTTTGCCGCAGCAGACTTTTTAGAAAGAATCTCTTCGTTCATCTTTGCGGAGAAGAAAGAAGCAAAATCAGCAGCAACACGTTTGGTGTTGGTGACTGCTTCACCCCTACGGATCATCTTATTGAAGAACTGCTTGAACATGGCAGCCATGATGAAACGAGACTCACCAGTCTGACCCAGAAGATCAAGGAAAGAAGATGCCTGCTTCAGAGAACCAGAAGCACGGTTGATCAGGGAACGATAATTCCGAACCTGATTAGAAGTAAAGTTAGCAACACCAGAGGCATCAGTAAAATTCGCACTGGCAACAAATACATCATCAGTACTCTTGATGTCGGACATCTCCGAAGCAAAAGCAACCTGAGCCGTCTGAATGGACGGACCAGCATACCTCGTGTGGAAGACGATACCCAACCTTGCCCTAAGAATTTGCTCAGCAAGAACTGAACCAAGAGGAACGGTGTAAGTAATAGTATTAGGAGTGAAAGTAAGAACTCCATTTCCACCGATTTTACCTGTTCCCAAATCGTCGGTGTAGAGAAGGTCACCTTGCACAATCCCCGTAATATTCAGTTGTGGAAGATATGTGAGACATGTCTTCAGTTTGTTTGCTAGAGCCCCAGTATACCAACGATCAATGTCCGAAACATTAAAACATGCTTTAGGATTGGTCTTGTTGAAGACGGACTTAGTGCCGACAAAGAACTTGCCAGTCTGAGGATCGGTGCCACAAACGATAGCAGGAGCACCATCCCACTTAGTCGTGATGCCAATGTCAGGGGACTTACCAGAAAGGTAGTCACCAGCAGACTGAAGAAGGTCGATCACATCCTTGCCACCGTCACTGCCACGGTTCAGGATCTCGTCTTCCAGGTGTTCCAGGTGGGTGTTTTTCATACCCATATTATACAGCGTATTCTTCTGCAGGAGGGAGGCTGAGGACACTTTCTTAACTGTACACGACAGGACCAACCTCTAACATAATCTTCTCAACATACTTACCTTCCTTGGGTGGTTTATAATTTCTACGTTTAATTCTGAACTTAAATAAAAACTTACTGGATGGATTACCTTCGGGAACAAATCTAATATCACCTGCTGTTGGCATCGCAATTAACTTCATTCTTCCACCATTCTTACCACCAAAAGATTCTAAAGCTCTGAAAGAACTGATATCGATTTCTTTAACCTTTGCTTTTTGTATATCAACTACTTGTGCAAAATCTCTACCAAAAATAGCTCCTTCTAAAAATCGGAATAATCTACTCGTCATATCAGGATTACCATTTGCTTCCTTGATATTTCTTGCTATCAATTGAAATAGCATAGAGCATGATTCTAATTTTGCCTCTCCTTTTAAAGCATTTATTTCTGAGAGTATTTTATCAGCGGCAACTTTATCTTGTGGTTTAACACCTAAAAGACTGTAAAGGCTAGACAGTCCATCAACAATACCTAAGTTAGCAACAGTTGTAGATTCACTCTTTACTGAGATATCAATTTGAAACTGATCCAAAACTTGCCCATTTGCTTTGATAGTAATAGACATATCTGCTTTGATGTTATCTTGCTGCTCACCAGCAACACCATCGGATATTACTTGATACTCAACAAAGTCAGACCTATTATTTTTCAGAAATCTATTCTTTGCAACAATAAGTTTTCTATAAAGCATAGACTTATTGTTCTTCAATAAAGCATTTACTTTCTTAGCAAGATTTCCATAATCGAGTCCTCTTTCCAAATACTCTGTAAGGTAACTTTTACCATATGCTGGTGCAGATTCTTTTGGTTTTAGATTAATTAAAATGCCTACACGAATAAAATCAGGTGGTTTTACAAGACCCTCTCTCTTTCCAGTCTGTTGAAAATATTTTCCCGCCGTCACAGTGCCTTTAAGTTCTAAAGGAATTTGATCCTGAGTAATATTGACGGTAGGAAATCCAAAATTATTATCTTTTGGATATTGCTTCTGCAGTGTAACTCTTTTTTGATCATCACTCAATCCAGTATCGACTCTCATTGAGTTGATCTTAGATAAGATTGCCCCAGAATCAGTCCCGTTATCTGGGTCCATCAATACTAGGGCACAGTACATTGCAAGGATACCTTCAATGATGCTACCTTCCTTTACTCCAGGTATTCCAGCCATAAAAAAGAGGGACTATTCTTCCCTCTTATTTAGATACTCTTTTTCAGTCTGGTAGGGAACAATCTTACCAGTTCACAGGTTTAACGCAGTTCATCACAACAACCTGAAAGAATACTACCGTGTAGTTCCAGATGGTATACATCATTCGTTATCAAAGAAAGGTCCGAAACGACCACTGCTACCAGGTTTCCGATCTTCTAGCATATCAAAGATAGAATCGGTAGATGAGATATGGTCAATCTCTTTAATCAGATTAGCAATCTGAGAGCAAACCAAGGGTCGTTCACCTCTAGCAGCAAATGCCAATGCGTTACGCAAAGAACCTGCTGCTTCATTCAAACTTTCTTGAACAGATTCAGACAGTGCCATCGGTTTCTTCCTCTTCATCAACGATCATGAGTTTACTGAGTTGTTCATCAATGTCAGAGATTACTTCACGAATCAGAGTAATCCGTTCAGGGACATGATTCTCACCATAACCCTTTTGTGCTTCGGTAAGAACCTGAAGCATCCAGTATGCTTGAATGGGTTTAACTTCAAGTGTTAGATTAGTAGTTTCGGTCACAGGTCTCCCTCCTTACGATTTTCAGAATAATGGACATCAAACTCACCACCAGGGTAACGAGACTTCAGTTTCTCAACATTCATCTCAATAATTTCTTCTGGAGAAACATCGAGTGCCATACATGCTTGCATGAAATACCACATGATATCACCCATCTCACGTTTCAGATGAAACAAGTTCTCTTCGGTCGGTTCTTTACCCTGAAAGACAATCTTCTTTACAACCTCAGTGAATTCACCAGACTCAGCACACAGACCTACAGCAGCAGTAAGCATTCGCTCGGAAGGAAAACCTTGCCCCTCAAGTTCTTGAATACGATAGACAAACGCTTCGTGCTCTTTGCTTTGAACAGATGTGACTGCATTGACGAACTTAGCATACTTTAGAAAATCAATCATTTTATCAAACGGTAAATGGTTCTTGTTGGGTATCGGGAAGGTATTTGTCCCTATCGTACTGTTGCTTCAGAAGATCAGGATGGGGTGCATATAAAGGACCCTCATAGTTGCCAGCAAAAACAACTTCGTTAGTAGGAAGTGCTTTTGGCATTTCAATATCAACTACAGGACCCATGAGATGATTGGTGTTTTTGACATACGAACGTCCACCAGGAAACATCTCTACAAGCATTTTAGCATCTTGCTCTGTTCCACAGTCAGCAATCTTTTTACCAGTAGCAGTATCGATGACTGACCAGTATTCATCAGGTAGGTAGTTACTCAAAACTTCAACTTGGCAAATTTGTCTTTGAAAGGTGATTCTTCATTATTATATTCCTTATCGTCTCCCCTGTCAAGAATATCATCTTGAGCACTTTGCTCACAATCATAGAGACGCATCTTTGCTCTGTCGATGCCCACTACAAACCTCTTGAAGATAGTTGGATCATTATATCGATTCTTCAACTGCTTCACCATAATCTGTCCCAGTCCTTCCAATTCTTCGGTGCTAATAAGGGCAAACATAAGATCAGCAGTAGCAGGGAGACCAAAGGATTCACTAGTGTCAGTGAGGTCAACGTCACTGCTACTATAACCAGAACGAGTGGTCTGGGTGGCAGATACGATAGGGACCTGGGCTTCGACAGCCAATCCTCTAAGTTCTTCTGCAATCGATTTAATATAGCTATATGAATTGACAGAACCCATCTTGCTATACCTGGAACTAGCACAGATATTAAGATAATCGATAAAAATAATGTCTGGTTTGAAAGACCGTTTAAGTTGAAGTTCATTAAGAAGTGATCTGAAATGTCCTTCATGGGCAGCAGCAGTAGGATACTCTTTGATGATCAGAGTGCCTTGAGTTTTCTTAGCAAGGTTATTTACCTTGTTCTCAAACATCTGCTTTGGAAGATCACCAATATCTTGGATGTTTACGTTCAAGAGATTAGCGTCAATTCGTTCTGCAATTTTTTCTTCAGCCATCTCAAGCGTGATATAAAGAACATTCTTCCCCTGTAGTAGGACGGAAGATGCGACATGGCACATAAAGAGACTCTTACCGACACCAGTGCCAGCCAGAGCAATGTTAAGAGTTTTATTCGGGAGCCCACCTTTTGTAATCTTGTTAAAGAATTCGAGATCAAACGGAATCTTGTCTTCTTTTTGGTGGTAGAAATCGTAACGGTCTTCATAGTCCTCCAGATAATCGTGACCGACGTTGTTGTCAAAACAAACTGCTAGAGCATCCTGAAGGATTGCTGGAATAGCATCTCTATTCTTTTTCTCATCACCACCATCCGCAATGCGAATGGATTCCATCAGTGCCAGATAGATGGCACGATCCTTACACCACTTCTCTGTGGCATCAAGTAACCACTGTTGATTGATCTCTTCGTTCTCAAGACTATTAGAAACTTCTACGGTCTCAGAATACTCTTGCTGAGTGAGATCGGTTCTATCTTTGATTTCAATGCCAAGAATCTCCTTCGTTGGCATTTTATCGTACTTGGCAATGAAGTTGGCAATCTCTTCAAAGACTACCCTCTCAATCCTAGAATCAAAATAATCAGGCTCAATGAAGGGAAGAACCTTTCTAAGGAAGTCCTCATTGTAGATTAGATTAGTAAGGATTGTCCTTTCGA